ATGCGGACCTTGGCCACCGCTGGCCTTGTGGCCGATCCTGAGAACGTCGCCAAGATTCTCAGGACATGGCCTCAGATCGAGGCGGTGTACGGACCCGGCAGCAAGTTCTACGAGCAGGAGCAGTTTTGATGGCTGAGTTTGTATACGGCGACAAAGGTTATTTTGATGACTCTGCATACAGCCAAAGCGACTTAAAAGCCGTGCTCGATTGCCCGCAACTGCTGTGGGAGATGAAGCACAACGGCGGACGGCGAAAGCAACCCACTGCGGCAATGCAGAGCGGGACCATTGATCACATGGCCGTTCTGGAGCCTGACAGGTTTGACAAAACCTATGCAGTCTGTGGACCGCGAAACACAAAAGCAGGGAAGGCCGCCGCTAAAGCTGCAGAAGATGCTGGCCTTGAGCCAATCACTCAAGCTCAATACGTTGAGGCGCACAACATCAATGCCGCAATCAGGCAGCACCCGTTAGCAAAACAATTGCTGACTGATGGGCAGCCTGAGGTTTCTGTTTATGGAGAAGATGCAGGCACCGGCCTGATGGTCAAAGGGAAGCTTGATTGGCTTGACGATCAGACGATTGTTGACCTCAAAACTGTTGGGCTCGGTGGTGCTAGCCCTGCTGCATTCACAAAACAAATCGTCAACTTCAAATATCATTTGCAGGCCGCCCATTATTTAGAATTGGCGCAGGCAAAAACCTTCATTTTTTTAGTTGTCGAGCGTGAGCCGCCCTATCAAATCGGCATCTACGAACTAGACGATGACGCCTTAACTGAAGGCCGATGGCTACGCAAAAAAGCACTAGACACCGTGGCATTTTGCCGCGCTGCTAATAGCTGGCCCGGTTACACGCCAAACCAACCGCAAACCCTTTCGCTGCCCTCTTGGGGCTTTGACTCATGAGTTTTTCGACAGAACAAGCCGAGGCTTTGATTCAGCCTCTTGATCGCAAGCACGTCAAAAGCCGCTCAGGTGGTGGCAACAGACAGCTTTCCTACATTGAGGGCTGGCATGCAATCGCAGAAGCCAACCGCATTTTTGGCTTTGATGGATGGACAAGCGAAACGCTTCAGATGGAATGCGTCTGCATGGAAGGCACCATCTCATATATCGCAAAAGTGCGCGTGACAGTTGAAGGCATCAGCCGTGAAGGCTGGGGCGCTGGCCATGGACGCGGCGGCAGCGTAGGAGACAAGCACGAATCAGCCGTGAAGGAAGCCGAAACAGACGCCCGCAAGCGTGCATTGATGACCTTTGGCAATCAGTTCGGCCTGGCGCTTTATGACAAAGAGCAAGCCAACGTTGAGGATGGCAGCACAGCCAAGCCAGCACCAGTCAAGTCTGAACCGTCCGCTGAATACAAACGCGAAGCTGTCGTTGCGGTAGACACAGCAAAAAAGGCAAAGGACTGGAAAGAAAAAATCAAAACCTTGGGCAATGACGCCGATTGGTCAACAATCGAGGTGCATATTCGTCAAGACAAGGACTTCAATCAAAGTCAAATCAAGGTATTGCTTCAAGCGTTGTCTGATGCAAAAGCTAGAGCTGCTGAATTTTCCAATGTAAAATCATGACCCAAGATCAGTATGATCCGGATTACGCCGGACCCTTTTTTACTGAACAGCAGTTAGCGCAACGCTGGGGCAAACACACGAGCACATTGGCCAGGTATCGCAAGCACGGGACTGGCCCTGTGTTCTACAAAGTGTCCCAACTTGCGTACGGTCCCAGAATACCGGTGATCCGCTACAAGCTTCACGACGTGCTGGCCTACGAGCTGGCAAATTCAATCTTTCCTGATCTACACAACAATGTCTGAATACATCGCAGCACTGCCCGTCATGGGCAAATGGAGCGTTTACAACAACGCCCCCGATGCTGAATACAATCCCAATGGCAAAAAGCTTGTGCTCAAGATTCCTGTTGAATCTGTTGCAGCGTATGCGCAGTATTTGATGACCCTTGCGGATGACACCAGCAAGCACAAAGAAGTGAAAATCTGGGACTTTGACGCCAAGGAACTCAAATCACACAAGTGCATCAACGTCAGCCATAACGCAAAGGAGGGCAAAACAGATGATGACGGCTGGTATGGCAGCATTGCCCCGGCTGCATTGACCCCGCCAGCTGCACCGCAAGGCTGCCCAATGCCTGCAACTCTGCAAGGCAGCAATGACAACGACATCCCGTTCTGATGGCAAGCCCTGAGCTAGAAGCGTTTTACACGCTTGACGGCATGGGCATGGTTTTGGAGGGCGAGTTTTTCTCGCCTTCTAAGGCACAAGAAAGCCATTACACAGAATTGCTCGCAGCGGTTGAGAAAATACGAAAGCAGCCGATCAAACGGAACGCATCATCTCATCAGAATCAATCTCAGCAATCCGCTTTACTGCCTGACTCAAAAGCTTCGATTGATGCCAAGCCTGACGGGTGAGTGCGCTGCAGAGTTCATGCAACGTGTGGACATCTTCAACGTCGTGGATCGATCGAATCTGCCGCTCAAGGGTTAGCTCTTCCTCTAGCGTTTGCCTGACGCTCATCCAGTTCCAGCTCATGGGCTTTCAAGGATTGAAGAACTTTGCGCTCCTCTGAATAAGGAGCCCGTGCTCGTATGTAATCATGCACGCTGTGCATTAGCCAGTCAGGCGGCCAACAGTTGCTCCAATTGACGGGCTGCGCACAGCCGACGACCACCGTGCTCCAAAAAGCAATCAGATATGACCACAGCCAATAGAGGTTCAATCCTCTAAGCCGCCTTCAATTTTTGTCAGTGGGGCCGGCTGCAAAGCTGAAACTGAAACGCCTTCCTGGGCGTCAAGCCATTCTCGCAAATCCCGCCCAGTGGCCGTGTATTTGGGCCATTTGACCGCCTTGAGTACATCGGATTTAGTCAGACAGATATAGCTTTTGTGCGGCTCCCACACCAAATAGCTCGGCGGGCCTTCGCGTGGCTTGCGATAGGTGACCCTTAGTGCGTCGGCTCGTCTGAATTCTTTTGCTGCCATTGGCTTTTGTTTTGAGTACCGTGTGCGCTCCCTCTCTATGAGTGGGTCAGTCAGGCTTGCAGGGGCGCCTGGCCTGCTAATTAGCTCATGGCGCGAGAACCATGTGCAGCGCCCCAATCATTCACTCATCATCCACAAGGATGACCCAGCCACTGCTTGGCCCTTCCACCATCCAGCGTTGATTAAAAGTGCTACGTGGCACCCTGACGTTTTTGCCTCCATAGCGGTGTGGATGGCCACCACGCTCAATATCTGGAGCGCCCATTGGGTCATGGAGCACAAAAGCAGAATCACCAGTTGATTCGGTGCCCTCAAAGCCAACAATTACGCTCCAATGCCCGCAAGACCGCGAGTCACACATAGGCGGTTCACCGCGAAGCATGTTGCCCTTATGCAGCCACCCGGCAAGAACAGGGCGACCGCTGGCAATTTCTGCTTCGACTAATGCGCCATCTGCATCATTCCTGAACTCTGCGTGCAGCCCAAGTTCTCTCAGTGTCCTCACCTGGGCCAGCACGTCTGTCGTGTCGCCAAATTTTTTCCGTACCTCCCCATACTCTTCGGCGCTGCTCACTTTGCCGTACATAATGGCCAGCATTGCTGCGGATGCGTCTAGACATCGCCTGTGGCCCCTGTAATCAAAATCAAGCTGATGAACATAAGGAACAACGGCCTTTTGAGCAATGCCGCTAGCTTTCCACGCCTCGAACCACGCTGCATCCTCAGCTAACAACTCTTCAGGCAGCGCGTCTTCCAGCTCCTTAATTGCAGCAAGTTGATGCGGGCTGTCAGATCTGAAGAATGCAAAAAAGGGTAGCAACGCGAGGCTCATTAGGCTCCCAAGGCGAGGCGTCATCGCTCTAATCCTGCCGCGTCACAACCTTTGCTGCCATCAAGAAAACCTGCGTAATAAATTAAGCCACCGCTAGTCAAAACCACGCCAGATAGCACCGTCATCACTCCCAGAAGCACTGTGAAGATGACGCGCTTACGGATCACTTGTTACTGGTTGGCGGAAACAAGTTTTTTTCTAAAAAGGCTGCCACAGAATCATCAACCGTGTTGTCAGAGCGCTTTGCGTATGCCTTGATCAGGTCTACAACCAAACGCTTCAAACTTTCAGACCGCAAAAACCGAAAAAGGATTGGCTTCAGGATCAAGAACATTGGAGTTGTCCGACTACTAAAAGTCTAGTTTCTGTTTGCGTGGCCTTCCAGTCGCGCTACTGATGCCTCAAGCTCGGCAAGCCTCGCGAAAACCTCTTGATTGACGCTTCTGATGTCTGTGTGAAGCACGTCAAGCTGGCGGCTGAGGTTGTCCACAGCAACGGTCAAGCGCACCAGTGAGTCTCTGCCCTGTTGGTTTTGCTGCTTTAGTCCTGTGATGCCAAGCCCAGCCACGGTGATTGACGCACCAGCGGCAGCCGCCCAGACTTCAATCATGCTTCGACCTCGGCATAAGTACATCATGGCAGAACCGCAAGAAAGTCAAGAAAAAGAAGGCGTTGCAATCGCGGACATCGTGAAATGCGCTGTTTTGGTATGGAGCGCCACATTGCTCACTGTCTCTTATCTGGGCTTCTTCCCTCAGATGAAAATGGACAATACTTTTGTGGCTAGTTTGCTTACAGGGGCAATGGCCTCTTTTGGTATTGAGCGCAAGACTGCTAACCAGCAGAAAAAACAGCCACCTAAGATTGATTTAAAGGAGCCACCAAAATGAAGCACTTCCTGCCATTGGTTACGTTGCTGGCTTTTGGCCCAGCAGCACACGCTGATCTAAATCACAAAATCCAAAGCAGTGTTTCGCTCCAGGTTGGTGGCGCGATGACAACTGCAGAACGCATCGGAAGCTCGTTCAGCATCAGCGGCTCAGGTGTTGATACAACTGATGGCACCACAGCAAACACCATTTCAGCAGGCACAATCACTTCCGGTGTTTACGCCCCAGGCACAATCTCTGTGACGCAGGACACACCTGGCAACGCTTTTAGCTTCAGTCAGTCGTACACGCAGGGTGATGCCGTCCCAACATCAGCTATTACTGCAGGCACTGTCCCTAACTTCTCAAGCTTGCAGTCCACAGCTTCAGGAACTGCTGGCGACTTGGCGGGCACAGTGTCACCAGCAGGCGCACTTACGGTTACAGCAGGTGGAGCGAACACCCTTGCGATCGGCCAGTTTGTAACTGAACTCACCATCGACTGATGCGTGTTCTGCTTCTGCTGTTGTGCGGGCTAATAGGCGAAACGTTTGCTTTTGCCAAGCCGGCACAATCCGTTCCAGTGGTGCCCAATTTTTCAACTGGTTCGATGACCAGTCATACAGAAACAAGCAGTAAGGTCACTGAAACAATTGTCAGCGAGTCATACGGCACAGGCTGGCA